TCAGCCCTTTAAGAGTGTGTAGATGGCTAAAACAATGTTTGTGATGTAGGCAATTATCTCGACGATTGTTTTAGTTTTTTCCAACGCTCTTTTGGGCTTTTTCTTACCCATCGTTTTACCTCCTTTCCATGATTTAATTATACTATACGTACGTGTAAAGGTCAAGCTTTTTTGGAAAGAAAATAAAAGAATTTGCAAAAAATGCAAAAAAGTTTTAACCAATAAAAAACACCAACCAAAGCGGCTGGTGCTTTTTGTTTACGGTTTGCTTAAATACTCTTGAATGGCGTTCCTTAAAAATTCGGCTTTTCCGATGCCGTCTTTTTCAAGCTTTTCTTCCCATTGTGCGACAAGCTCTTTGGGTAAGCGGATTGCAATTTGTGAGTAGGTTTTGTTCAGATACTTTTGCTTTACTTGTGTTGAGGTTTTTCCCATGCTTACATCTCCTTTCTATGGCGGCGAAATACTTCAATAGCAACTTGAATGAGCAGGGCACAGGCGGCAATAATAACGGGAATTTTCAAAACTGCTACCCAATCGAATAAAGACGCTAAAACAAATAATACTGCTACAGTCCAAAATAAAATATCCTTTTTCAATATAAAGACCTCCATTTGAAAAAAATGGGCTTATATGCTATAATCATCATAAACCCTTAAGGGTGCAGGGGCTTTCGCCCCTGCGGTTGATGCTTTAGGATTTAAGCGCGGTAATCAATGCAGCGAGGGCGAGAGCAGCTTTGATTGTCAGCTCGATGATTTCCTTTTGCGTCAACCTTTTTTTATTTGGGTCGTCCATTTTGTTCACCTCCTTCATTGATATTATTATAGCATAATGCTAGCAGTATGTCAAGTTTTTTAAAAGAATTTGAAAAAATTTTTTAAACAATAAAAAACACCAACCAAAGTGGCTGGTGCTTTTTTTGTTTTAGTATTTTTCAGATACTTTTAGTTTTTGTTTAAGGCCTTCTTGAAGAACCTGCGAGAAATTGACCCCAGCATCTTCTGCAAGCTGATTGAGCCATGCGGGAATTGTCACGTTTTTTCTGATAGTGCGAAGGTCGTGGGCTCGGCGATAGGCGGAAAAATCAATATCGACAAGTGTTACAATTTCATCGCTTTTATGAGGAGGGGTATCGGTTGAAGCTTTGGGAATCTCTCTGCCTGCATCTTCTTCGCAAATTCCCCAAAGGCCGATTGCGTCACGCGCCATTTCAATAGCGTCAGCGACGGAAGAACCTTCTGTATTGATGTTAAGGTCGGGGATGGTTACAACATAGCCGACATCCGCGGGCGTAAGGATAATGGGAAAAACAGTTTTCATTTTAAGCTCTCTTTCTATGTTTTGCGTGGGGGCTTATTTCAGCCCCTGCCGCTTGATGATTGCTTTTGCGAGTTATTCGTTTAACTCTTTGTGTCTTGGAATTGCTTCACTCTCCCTTCCGTTTGTGTAGATGCTGTGATTATTGCCTTCACGAAGCATCCACCAGCCATTTTTCTTGAGGAGTTTTATCAAGTCTTTTTGTTTCATTGTCTCACCTCATACTTATATGATACGCATTTAATGCGCATAAGTCAAGTCTTTTTAAAAAGAAAATGAAAGAATTTGCAAAAAAGTTTTATAAATCGAAAGCATGGCAGAAGGCGAGGCAAAGCTATGCGGCGAGTGTCGGCTGGCTTTGCGAGGAGTGTTTGCGTAAAGGAATGGTAACTCCCGGCGAAATCGTTCACCACAAGATTTTTTTAACGCCGGAGAATATCGGCAATCCTGCCGTGACGCTGGCATTTGAAAACCTTGAGCTTCTTTGCAGAGATTGCCATGCGGCAAAGCATGAAAGCGATGCAAAGCGGGAAAATCGAAGATTTTTGGTTGATTCAAGCGGAAAAATTATTCAGTACAAATGAGGGTATCCCCCCTATCGAAAGGAAATTTCTCTGTGTAGGGAGACCGGTGGGTGGGGGTAGATTTTACTGCGCGGTACGCGCGAGGGGGGTGTGGAAATGCCGAAAGAGAAAACAAAAGAACAAAGAATTAAAACAGAGTTCAACCGATTAAAAGCGATTTATTCGGATTTGCCGGACAATAAAAAAGCGATTGTTTTCCCTTTGCTGCAAAATCTGGCTTTTATGAAAATCACGCTGGATGACTTACAGCAGAGTATCAACGAGAACGGTTGCAGCGAAGATTACAAGAACGGAGAAAACCAGTATGGACGCAAAGCGGCGGCAGATCTGCAAGCCTATAACAGCCTAATCAAGAATTACAACGCTGTTTCGGACAGGCTGGAAAAGCTTCTGCCGCCGGAGAAAAAGCAAAGTCGCTTGGAGGCTTTTAACAGTGGCAAATAATTTCATTGAGGAATACCATGAGAAAATTTGGAGCGGGAAGATCACCGCCGGCAAGTGGATTAAGCTTTGGTATCAATATGTAATCAGCGGCCTTTCAGAAGGTCGCTTTTTTTATGATGATGCCAAAGCGCAAAAAGCCATTCGCTACATCGAAACCTTTTGCCGCCATCATGAAGGCGCGCTTGCGCCACAGCTGATTGTGCTGGAGCTTTGGCAAAAGGCGTTTTTGTCGGTTGTGTTTGGTATCGTCGATGCAAACGGCTTTCGGCAGTTTACGGAAATTGTGCTGATTATCGGACGAAAAAACGGAAAAACGCTTTTCGCTGCGGCGATTGCGTCCTACTGTACGTTTGCGGATGGAGAGTATGGCGCGCGTATCTATTTCACCGCGCCAAAGCTGGAACAGGCGGCATTGTGCTATGAGGCTTATTATCAGATGATTTCCAAGGATGAGGAGCTGGACGCTCTTGCAAAACGGCGCCGCACGGACATTTATGTGGAGGAAAACAACGCAAGCGCAAAGCCGCTGGCGTTTTCAGCCAAAAAGTCAGATGGCCTAAATATCAGCCTTGGCGTTGCGGGCGAGTTTGCAAGCTGGGAAGGCGACGCCGGGCTGAAATTCTACGAAGTGTTGAAGTCGTCTATGGGTGCGCGGCGGCAACCGATGCTGCTGGCCATCTCCCCCGCTGGATATGTTAACGAAGGCGTATATGATGAGCTGTTAAAACGATGCACCCGCATGATATTGGGAAGCGCAGGCGAGAAAAAGCTTGCGCCTTTTTTATACATGATTGACGACATTGAAAAATGGAAAGACATTGAGGAGCTGAAAAAGGCGAACCCCAATATGGGCGTTTCTTTGACAAAGGAATACTTTGAGGCAGAAATTGCCATTGCCGAAAACAGCCTTTCCAAGAGGGCAGAATTTATCGTCAAATACTGCAATTTGAAGCAGAACAGCGCCCAAGCCTGGCTGCCCGCTGAGGCGATTGAAGCAAGCGGAACAGAGCCGCTGTCCCTTTCGGATTTTAAAAACTGCTATTGCGTGGGAGGAATTGACTTGAGCCAAACGACAGACTTGACCGCCTGCACTGCCGTAATAGAGAAGGATGGGCGGTTTTATGTGTTTGCACACTTTTTCCTTCCGGCGCAAAAGCTGGAATATGCCACGGCGCGGGATGCGCTGCCGTACCAAGCCTATGTGGAGCGCGGGCTTTTGACGCTTTCCGGCGAGAATTTTGTGGACTACAAAGACTGCTTTGCCTGGTTCCGGCGGCTGGTAGAGGAATATCAGATTTATCCGCTGAAAGTTGGCTATGACAGATATAGTGCTCAATATCTCGTGCAGGACATGGCACAGTACGGTTTTCACATGGACGATGTTTATCAAGGCACAAACTTAACGCCGGTCATTCAGGAAGTCGAGGGGCTAATTCGTGACAAGGTTTTTGATTTTGGTGACAACGACCTTTTGAAAATTCATCTTTTGAATATGGCGGTCAAAAAAGACGGAAACGCCGGACGCTGCCGAGTGGTAAAAATTAAGCCGAGTGATCATATCGACGGCGGCGCGGCACTGCTGGATGCCATGTGTGTCCGGCAAAAATACTATGCAGAAATCGGCCATCAGCTAAAGAATGCGGGGTGATTGAATGGGGCTGTTTCAGAAAATCTTTCCAAGGCCGAAAAGTGAAGAACAGAAAGCGCTGGATGCCGTGAATGCATTTTTCAAAACCTTTACGGCATATTCTCCCGTGTTTGCCTCCTGGAGCGGCGGCGTGTATGAAAGCGAGCTGGTGCGCGCTGCGATCGCGGCGAAGGCAAGCCATATTTCCAAGCTGAAAGTGGAGTGCATGGGCGCGGCACAACCGAAGCTGCAAGCAAGATTTCGGCAAGGGCCGAATGACTTTCAAACGTGGGGGCAGTTTTTGTATCGGCTATGTACCATTTTGGAAGTTCAGAATACCGCCTTTATTGTTCCGATTGAAGATGACTATGGAGAAGAAATTACCGGCATTTTCCCGGTGCTGCCTACGCGCTGTGAGATTGTGGATGTTAACGGCGAAGCCTGGCTTCGATATTCGTTTTTAACGGGTGACGTCGCGTCGATTGAGCTTTCACGCTGCGGCATTATGACGAAGTTTCAGTATGAGGATGACTTTTTCGGGGAGAGCAACAGGGCGTTGCTGCCTACCATGGATTTGATTTCCCTGCAAAATCAGGGGATTGCGGAAGCCGTCAAAAACTCAGCAGCCATCCGCTTCATTGCAAAACTGAACAACTTTTCAAACGCGGAAGACTTAGCGAAAGAGCAAAAACGCTTTTCCTCGGAAAGTTTGAAGCGGGAAAACAGCGGCGGGGTGCTGCTGTTTCCAAGCACGTGGACGGAAATCAAACAGGTAACATCGACACCGTTTATTGTAGATGCCCAGCAGATGGCACTTGTGAAAGAGAACGTCTTTAATTATTTCGGTGTGAATGAAAACATCCTGCAAAACAAAGCGTTTGGTGATGCTTGGGGCGCATTTTACGAGGGCGCGGTGGAATGGTTTGCAATTCAGTTTTCGGAAGTTGTTTCAAAGATGGTGTTTTCCGAAGATGAGCGCGCCGACGGGGCCGGAGTGATGGCCACGGCGAACCGGCTGCAATATATGAGCAACACGGAAAAGCTTCAAGTGTCGGCACAGATGGCAGACCGCGGCATCATGAACCGCGATGAAATCCGTGAAATATGGAATTTGCCGCCGCTGCCGGAGGGCGCGGGCCAAGCATACACCATTCGCGGCGAATACTACTTGCTGGGAGATGCGAAAAAACAAAAGGAGAAAGGAGAAACACATGCCAATGAAAGCTGAAAGGCAGTACCGCAACGCGGTATTGCCTTTTTCTTTTGCCGAGCAGGGCAAACGCTTTGAAACGGATTTCTATGTGGAAGGCTTTGCGGCCCGGTATGAACCATACAAGCTCTACGAGGACGAAGGCGGCGCAATTTATGAAGCCTTTGAGCGCAGCGCATTTGCCGAAACGGATTTTTCCGACGTGATTTTTCAGTACAACCACACGGGCAGAGTATTTGCCCGCGGCTCCAATAAAACGCTGATTGTCGAGCCGCAGGACAGCGGCCTTTTTATGGCGGCTGATTTAGGGATGACAGAGGCGAGCCGCCAGATGTTTGAAGAAATCCGCACCGGGCTTGTGACAAAAATGAGCTGGGCATTTTTGCCCGATGTGAAAAGCTTAGTTTTCGATAAAAGCACAAGAACCTTTGTGCATCGAAAAATTTTAAAGGTGTTCGACGTGTCCGCCGTAAGCTTTCCGGCAAATGCGGACACGGAAATCAATGCACGCAGTTTTTGCAACGGAGTGATTGCAAGAACGCTGGAGGAGTGCCGGCTGCGTGAATTGAAAAAGAGAAAGCTGAAATTGTTATTGGAGGTAATGAAACGATGAATGAAAGAGAAACCATTCAAAAGCGCTTGAGTGAAATTGAAGCGATTTTGAGCGAGAACGAAGTTCCCGAAAACATTGACGCTTTGGAACGCGAAGTGTCTGAGTTGCAGAAACGGCTGAGTGAGCTGGATGACCAGGTGCAGCGCCGAAACGCACTGAAAGCACAGGTGGCCGGCGGTGCTGGCGTGACAGTGAGAAAGTTTGCACCGGGAGGCTCTGTTGCGCAGAAAAGCTTTGGTGTTGACAGCCCCGAATACCGCAGCGCATGGCTCAAGAATTTGCAGGGCAAAGAGCTGACGGCACAAGAGCGCGCAGCTGTGACGGCTTCGGCAGCGATTCCGACCGAAACCATGAACATGATTGTACATAGGCTGGAGCTTGCGCCGCTCATCAGCGCCGTGGACGTCACTTATATTCCCGGCAATGTCACGTTCCCGGTGGCGGACACCGTCAACCCGGCGTCTTGGGTTGCGATGGATGCAGCTTCGACTGATTCCGCGGATACATTAAAATCCATTACACTGGCGGCGTACAAGCTGATTAAAACAGTGGAAATCACAGCTGATATCAAGGCGATGGCAATTCCGGCGTTTGAAAGCTGGATTGTGTCCAGCCTTGCCAATCAAATTGAGGCTGCCGTTGACCTTGCCATTTTAACGGGTGACGGAAGCAGCAAAGCCACGGGCATCCTGCATACCGGAGAGGTAACGAATACCGGAACATGGACGGCTGGCGGTATGACGTACAGTGACCTTTTGAGCATTATTGCAAAACTGCCGACAAAGTACCATCCCGGCGCAAAATTTGTGACGACCCGTGAAGTTTTCTATGGTCAAATTCTCGGCATGAAAACGGACGGCGGCGACAAAGTAGTGGTTGCTGATGTGCAAAACCCGGCAAAGTTCAATGTGCTGGGCTATCCGGTCATTGTCGATGATAATTGCAAGGCCGACACGGTGATTTTCGGTGATTTGAAGCAGTATAAATTCAACTTTGCTGCGCCTGTTGAGGTGACAAGTGATGCGTCTGTCGGCTTCCGTTCCGGTTCCACTGTTTACCGCGCCATGTGCCTTGCCGATGGTAAAGTAGCCGATAAAAATGCCTTTACCGTTTTTACAAAAGCGGGGGGTTGATGGGCGATTCCCAGCCGGGGGAGATTGACTCTTTATCAGACGGTGCGGAGCAATCTCCCGGGGATCGCCCCGGCGAAGCATCGGAACCGCCCTCTGCGGAAACGCTGAACAGCTTAACGGTTGCACAGCTGAAAGAGCGTGCCGCCGGGGAGGGGTTCATGCTTTCGGCAAAAACAAAAGCGGAACTTATCGCAGAATATCTGCAATGTGTCCAAAATGGACACACAGGAGGGAACGACGATGCTTGAAAAAGTGAAGCTTTCCCTCCGCATTGTAACAGAGGCCTTTGATGAGGAGCTGCTTGATTTAATTCAGGCAGCTCTTTCTGATTTGAGCATTGCAGGTGTGAGTAATTTGGACGAGACGGACGCCTTGATTGTCCGTGCGGTGATCACTTACTGCAAGTGTCATTTCGGAGAGCCGGCAGGCTATGAGAAATTGAAGCAAAGCTATGACGAGCAGAAAGCCCAGCTTTCCTCTGCCACAGGATATACCGATTGGGGGAATTCGATTGAATGAGGTTTTAACCTTGATTGCACAAACCTTCACCGAGGATGCGCTCAAACAGCAAATTGCGAAGGACACCGAGCGGAACGTGTTTTGCGAGGTGTCCAGCATTCAGGCTTCCGAGTTTGCGCAGGCAGGGCAGGAGGGCTTGAAAGCAGAGTGGCGTGTGAAAGTATTTCGCTATGACTACCAGGGCGAACGCGCCGCCATTTTGAACGGCCAGCGGTATGAAATTTATCGCACCTACCTGGGCAAAAACGAAAAAGTAGAGCTGTACCTGGCAAGGAGGGTGTCCGGTGGCAATGCAAAAAATTAAAATTGACGAGCTGACGGACGCCATCGTTGACGCCTTGGAGGAGTACCGCGAAGACGTGACCGAAGGGGTGAAGGATTCCGTCAAAACCGTGGCGAAAGAGGCGGCGGCAGAGCTGCGCAGAACTTCGCCAAAGAAAACGGGCGGCTATGCCAAAGGATGGACGCAGAAAAAAGTGTTTGAAAATGCGCAGGATTTACGCATGAGTGTCTGTAACCCCAAGCACTACCGACGGATTCATCTTTTGGAAAATGGCCATGCCAAGGTAAACGGCGGCAGAGTGAATGGTGTGGAGCATGTTTATCCGGCAGAACAAAACGCCATCCGCAAGCTGGAAGGTAAGGTGAAGGTTGTGATTCAAAAGTGACGCTGGATACATTTGCGGTACTGCTGGACGGCGTTGGCATCCCTACGGCTTATCGGGCGTTTAAAAGCGACAAGGCGCCGCCGCTGCCGTTCCAGTGCTGGCTTTATCTAAATGACAACCCATTCGCGGCTGACGGCGTCGTTTACTATGCGGGGCGCCGTGTGCGTGTGGAACTTTATACCGAGTATGTGGACGCTGCGCTGGAAGAGAAGTTGGAAACACTTCTCACTCAGGCCGAGCTTTTTTTCGAGAAGGCGCAGGAATACATCGAGAGCGAAGGCTGCTATCAGACTTCGTATGAAATGGAAATTTGAGGTGAGATTTTTGGGAGAGAAAAAAGCAAGCAAAGTGCAGTTTAACTTGAAAAACGTGCATTATGCAATTCTGGAGCTGAACGGGAGCGTTCCTTCTTGGAAACTGCCCGTGCCTGTCCCCGGTGCTGTGACTCTGAACCTGGAACAACAGGGGGAGGTAACACCGTTCTACGCGGACGGCATTGTCTATTACCGGTCTGTTGCAAATAATGGCTATAACGGTGATTTGGAGATGGCACTGTTCCCCGACCAGATGCTGATTGATGTGTGGGGCTACGAGCTGGTGGAAGGCGACAATGTTCTGATTGAAAATGCGAATGCAGAGGCAAAGCCTTTTGCGCTGCTATATCAGATTGACGGCGATGCCACGGGCCGCCATTACTGTATGTACAACTGCACCGGCACGCGCCCGGGCATCAGCAGCACGACAAACACCGATGTAAAAGAGCCGCAAACGCAGACAAGCACTATTTCCGCTGTGCCGCTGCCGAGCGGCAACGTCTTTGCCAAGACGACACACGAAACGCCCGACCAGATTGTGAACAGCTGGTATCAGAAAGTGTACGAAAAAGGACAGTATACGCTTTTGACTGCCGTTTCTGTTTCCGGCACAGCGCAGGTGGGAGAAACTCTGACGGCCACGGTGGAACCCAGCGGAGCAACGGTGGATTATCGTTGGCTTGTGTCGGACAGTGAGGACGGGGAATACACCGCAATTCCCGGAAAGACAGAAAGCACGCTGGTGCTGGAAGAAGCGCAAAATGGAAAGTACATTAAGGCAGAGGCCATGGGCAAAGAGAACTATGTCGGGACAGTGCTGAGTGCGGCAACGACTGCTGTTGCGGCCGCAGGAGGTTGAGATGGATAAAGTAATCAAGATTGACGGAAAAGAGGTTGGCTTTCGCGCCACCGCGCTGACGCCGCGCCTTTATCGGCATAAAATGCAGCGTGACATTATACAGGATTTCAGTGCCTTGGAGCGCTCTTTCAAAAAGGCCGTGAAGGCGAAAGGCCTGGTAGAGCCGGGCAAGGATGCAACGGCAGAAGAAAAGGCTGCCTATGAAGAGCAGGTGCGCGAGGCGCAGCTGTCGGCAACCGACCTTGAAATTTTTGAAAATGTGGCGTTTGTGATGGCGCGCCAGTACGACAGCACCATCCCGGATAGCGTGGAGGAATGGCTGGAAGGTTTCAATTTCTTTTCGATTTATGAAGTTTTGCCGGAGCTTCTCAACCTTTGGCACCTTAACAACGCAACCACGGCAAACGCAAAAAAAAAGTAAGGCCCACGGTGCGCCCCTCCACGGGCGCACTGTTTATGCTGCGCTGTGCTGAACTGCGCTTGACGGCGCAGGACTTGGACGAGATGACCATGGGCATGGTGTATGACATGCTGACGGAAGCAGAAAATGACCGTTACGACTGGCCGCTCAAAGGAACGCAGCAGGATATTGAATTTTTCTTCGGAAAGTAGGTAAGGCGATGGCTGAGAGAATAAAGGGAATGCAAATTGTAATCGGCGGCGATACCACAGGCCTTTCCAAAGCTCTTTCGGGCGTCAATAAAAAAATCAGCGGCACGCAAAAGGAGCTAAAGGACGTTGAACGGCTTTTGAAGCTGGACCCCAAAAACACGGTGCTGCTGGAGCAAAAGCAAAAGCTTTTGGCCGAGGCGGTTTCCGAAACGCGCGAAAAGCTGGAATCCTTGAAAAAAGCGGATGAACAGCTTTCCGAAAGCGTGAAAAATTATGATAAATGGAAGGCAGCCTATGACCCCATCCAGCAGGAGATTGACGACACAAAGAAGAAGCTGAACGACTTGAAGCAGGCGCAAAAAGACCTCGGCTCTCCGGATGCAGACGGCTATGACAGAATTCAGGCCGAAGTGAAGGAAACCGAAGAATATTTGAAGCATTTGCAGGCGCAGGCAAAAAAGGTTTCGGATGAGTTCGGCAATCCCATCAGCCCCAAGCAGTACGACGCTTTGCAGCGGGAAATAATTGAAACAGAGCAGAAGATGAAGGATTTAGAAGAAAGCGCAAAAAAGGCAAATACAGCGATTTCTTCCGGCTCTAAGTTCACAGGCTCTTTGCAAAACGGGCTTGGCAAGCTATCTTCTAAGGCCTCCGCGGTTTCTGCTGCAACAGCACCTTTAACTGCCGGTATCGCAGCGATTGGAACGGCGGCAATTGCATCCGTTCCGGCGACAGAAGAGCTGAGAAGCGATCTTTCAAAGCTTGATAACGCGGCTAGGGATAGCGGTGTTTCCGTGGATGCGGCACGGCAGACTTGGCAGGATTTTACCGTGGCAACTGACGAAGCAGGTTCTTCTGTGGAAGCGGTCGCCAACCTTTTGGCGGCAGGATTTGATGAAAGCAGTCTTCAGCGCGCAATGGAAGGGATTACAGGTGCTTACTTAAAGTTTCCCGACACACTCAAAATTGAGTCTTTAGCAGACAGCTTGCAGGAAACGCTTGCCACAGGAGAAGCCACAGGACAGTTTGCAGAGCTGATTGACAGGCTGGGAGGCTCGACCGAGGCATTTAACGAAAAACTGCAAAGTGCTGCTACTGATTCAGAAAAAATGGCGTTGGCGCTTCAATTCTTAAACGACAACGGCCTAAATGCCAATTACGAAGCATGGAAAAAGAACAATGAAGAGTTAGTTGCCCATAAAGATGCCACAATCGAATGTCAAGAGCAATATGCAAAGCTGGCCGAGGAACTTTTGCCAATTATCACGCTTATTTTAAACCAAGTATCGGGGCTTTTGAATTGGTTTACATCCTTGGATGACGAAACGCAGCAGTTTATTGTTACAATCGGCTTGCTGATTGCCGCCATCTCTCCCGTGTCCGGAGCGATAGGCGCGGTATCATCAGCGATCAGCTTTTTAATTGCGAACCCCATTGTCGCGCTGATTGCGGCAATCGTTGCACTTGTCGTTCTGATTGCTACCAAGGGCGATGAAATACAGGCCATTTTGCAAAAGGTTGATGACTTTTTGCAAAATATTTTTGCTACCGACTGGAAAAACATTTTTGGACCCGTACTTGGTGAGTACCTAAACTTCTTTGTCTCCAATGTCAAAAATATGTGGAACGCCTTGAAACAAATTTTTGACGGAATTATCAACTTTATCCGCGGTGTGTTTACAGGCGACTGGGAACGCGCATGGCAAGGCGTGGGACAGATTGTCAAAGGTATATTTGATTGGATGGTTGGTGCTGTAAAAACACCGCTTAATGCCATCATTGGACTTTTAAATGGTGCTTTTTCGGCGGTAAACTCTTTAATCAACGGCTTTAACAGCATTGACATCTCCCTTCCCAGCTGGCTCGGCGGAGGGTCATGGAGCCCCAGCATCCCCAATATTCCATCAATTCCCTATTTGGCAAAAGGCGGTATTCTGCAAAAGGGAAGCGCTGTTGTTGGTGAAGCAGGGCCGGAGCTTCTCACCATGATGGGCAACCGTGCTATGGTGCAGCCGCTCACCAGTCAAACTCAGAACACAACCAATTTAGGCGGTATCAGTGTGACCGTCTATGGCGCACCGGGACAGGATGTGCGGGAGCTGGCCAGCATCATTATGGATGAAATGGAAAGCGCAACACAGCGAAAGAAGGCGGTTTATGCATAACATTTATTTCAACGGTAAGGCAGGAAAGGACTGCAACCTGTTTGTCAGCGGAGAGGCCACCTTTGATGCCCCGGAAAAGGAAGTGGAGCGTGTTTCGATTCCCGGCAGAAACGGGGACATCTTGATTTCGCAAAACCGCTATAAAAACGTGACCGTGCGCTATCCGGCGTTTATTCCGCGAGGATTAAAAGCAAATGCGCACGCGCTGCGCGCATGGCTGATGTCTGCGCCGCTGTACAGCCAATTGACGGACGACTACCATCCCGAGTATTTTCGTCTGGCAAGCTTTTTAGGGCCGATGGAGTTTGACACACGCTTTTTGAACTTTTCAGCGGAGATTGAGCTTTCGTTTGACGCCAAGCCCCAGCGCCTTCGCCTGGATGGGCTGCGCGGTGTGAGCTTTTCCAAGGCCGGGGCATTGTTTAACCCTGAACGCTTTGCGGCGCTGCCACTGATTACACTGACGGGCAGCGGGGCGGGAAATCTAACAATCGGGGAAATCCCCGTTAAGGTGAAGCAGCTCAACGGCTCTCTTGTGCTGGATTGTGAAACCATGAATGCCTATTCTGGATTGCAAAATAAAAACATGGATATTGAGGCGCCGGAATTTCCGGCGCTTCTTCCCGGAGAAAACAAGATTGGCTTTTCGGGAGGAATCCAAAAAGTAGAAATTGTGCCGAGGTGGTGGACGATTTGAGACTTTATGAAGCGAACGAAACAGAATTCAACCATAACGGCCTTGGCGTTTTATCAGATGCCGCCGATGCCGAGGTAACAGAGGAGCGAAATGGTGCGTTTGAGCTAACCATGCAGTACCCCAGCGGGGGATGGCTTTTTTCGGAGCTGAAAAACCGCCGTATCATCTGCTGCCCCGCGTATCCCGGAGGAACGCCGCAGCCGTTCCGAATTTATCGCATTACGAAGCCCATGGGCGGGCTGATGACAGTTTACGCAGAGCATATTTCCTATGATTTGTCCGGAGTAATGCTTTCGCGCTTTTCTGCCGGTTCTGCTGCGGAAGCCTTCGCGAAGCTTCCACAGTATGCCGTGGGCAATAATCCGTTTACGTTCTTTACAGACAAAAGCACGCAAGCAGTGTTTCAAGTAACTGCCCCGGCTTCTATTCGCTCGAAGCTGGGCGGCTCGGAAGGTTCTTTGCTGGACGTTTACGGCGGGGAGTATGTCTTTGACGGATTTACAGTGAAGCTGCTCAACGAACGCGGGCAAAATCGCGGCGTTTCTATCCGGTACGGAAAAAATCTGACAGACTTAACCCAAGAGGAAAATATTCAATCCGTTTATACCGGAGTGTATCCCTATTGGGCGAAAGAGGAGGATTATTTTGAGCTGCCGGAAAAGACGGTGAATGCCGAGGGGAATTTTGGCTTTACCCGATTGATGCCGCTGGATTTATCAAGCGAGTTTGAAGAAAAGCCAAGCGCCGAGCAGCTGCGCGCCGAAGCGCAGGAGTACATGAAAGCCAATAAAATCGGCGTGCCGAAAGTTTCTTTGACCGTCAGCTTCTTTCCTCTTGAACAGAGCGAGGAATACAAGGACCTGGCACTTTTGGAAACGGTTTATTTGTGCGATACCGTGAACGTGGAGTTTTCCGCGCTGGGGGTGTCCGCAACGGCAAAGGTCGTGAAAACCGTCTATGACGTTTTGCGAAAGCGTTATCGCTCGATTGAGCTGGGCGATGCCAAAAGCAATATTGCTGATACCATTGTCAAGCAGGAGCAGGAAATTCAAAAGAAGCCTTCTTACTCTGCGCTGGAAGATGCCATACAAAACGCAACGAACTGGATTACCAATGGCGGCGGGTTTATTGTGGCCATCAAGGACGAGGCTGGAAATTGGAAAGAGATTGTCAGCTTGGATGTCAACAATCTGGAGCTGGCCAAAAAGGTTTGGCGCTGGAATAACGGCGGTTTTGGGTTTAGTGCAAATGGCTATAACGGCCCGTATCGTCTGGCCATTACACAGGATGGTGCAATTGTGGCCGATTTTATCACAGTAGGGACGCTGACGGCAAATATTATAAAGGCGGGCATTCTGGCCGCTGCGAATGGCAAAAGCTTTTGGAATTTAGAGACGGGAGAACTTAATTTGAACGGTGTTTTCAAGAATGAGGATGAGGAAGGCTTTTCCGTTATGATGGATGCCGGGCAATTCGACATGTATTACAAAGATACGTTGGTCGGTCGCGTTGGAACAACTTCTTCTAACAGTGTTGGAGGCTCAGCGCAGTATTACAGCTTTGAAAAGCAAAATGGCCAGGCAAAATACAGCTCCAGGAGTGACCACTTTGGCCATCATGTCAACCGAGAAGGAACGCTTCAATCTTTGGGAAGCTTGACTAATTTGGGATATGGTGGAGGGCTTTCACTGCTCTCTCTTAATATGGCTCATGGCATGATGATGAACTTCCGAGAGAGCCAAGAGCCGGAAATTTCCCTTGATAGAAAAATTGTGGCAGAATCCCGCGATGGAAAATTGAATGTGTATGCCGAGAAAATCAACGGAAAAGAAACAGGCTGGATTTTATTACAGGATTACGGCATCTATGTACTCGGCTCAACGGATGCCTCAGCTTTCAGTGGAGTTCCAACCAGAAAGGAGGAAGTTGCGCCATGA